TGCTTATCCATTGCGAGGATCTTTTTATCAAACCATGACTGTGCCTTCTTAACTTCAATTGAGGAAATGTCTATATGATATCGCTCAAAAGCTGATTCTTTATTTGGAGTTGAAACATTGGTCATGCACTATTTATTAGATGTTGAGATGTTTTTCTGTTAGCACTATAAACTGAAAGCCTTTACTTTGGCACAATGCCGCAGCAGCTTTCCATTTGGCCATATTCACCGAGTAGGTCTTTGTTGCTTCAAGTAATTGTCGATTTTTCTTAATTCCTTTTGGTGGAAGCGTTTGATACTCGGGTTTGATCTCAACCATATAACGTTTAATTTCACCTGAGTTAGTTTTAATCTCCATCAAAAAATCCGGAAAGTATCGATGCATCTTTAAATCAACGGGACTGAAATATGGCACAACTGTCTCTTCACTCGCCCAGCGTAATACTGCTGGGTTTGAATCTGCCCAGTACATAAATTTCGTTTCCCAAGACGACCTGGAAACTATGTTGTTCGCGTCGCCTAGATACTTCTCAGGATTTTTGGGAGTCCATCTTCGGGGTGTTGGGTGTGCCATGAAATATTTATCTTATAGGTAATAGGAATGCCAGGTTGCCCAAATCATTATAAATAAGGTAACAACATACTACCTATATATGGCCACTCCAAGCTTCTTAGAATTTAATAGCAACCAATATTCTGTTAAAAACTTAGTGTACCCGTTAGATTTACTTGAAGATAAGAGTTCATCAAAGTATGACGGGAACAGAATTGTGTTCTTTATTAATGTGGCATCTGGCGGCAAAACATCAGGATTCCAAGATGGTGGTGAATACACTACACTCGATGTACCTGATGGTGATAAGAAAATGTTTTCAGGTCAAAAAGCATTAGACAAACTGGCTAGAGAAAGTGAAGTTTCAATTGCATCTGCTTCTATGAGACGTCTTGCTGCCGCTATTGTATTATATATGCCAACCTCAATTAATAGCAGAACTGGTGTATCTTGGGATGAGGCTGATCTTGGTGGTTCTATGGATACTTCAATTGAAATGGCAGCACAAGCATCCCAAGCCGCAGCAGAAGCAGATGGCTTTCTTAATAAGGTAGTAGCTGCAACAAAATCTATTAGTCAATCAACTCGTGGTGCAATAGGCGCAGCACTATTGAAAGGTAATGCTGCAGCAAGATCTGCTCGTGAAACTCCTGGCAATACACGAGCAGAAATGTTATTCAACAGAGTTAACTTCAGACAGTTTGATTTTAATTTTCAATTTCTACCAAAATCTCAAGAAGAAGCAATGAATGTTATGAATATCGTAAAGATGTTTAAACACCACATGCTACCTGAGTTTAAAGACCCAACATCTTTCTTATACATCTACCCATCAGAGTTTAATGTCAAAATTTATTCTGGTTCAAAAGAAAATCCATATATTGAAAAATACATGACAGCTGTGTGTACTTCAGTTTCTATTGACTATACTCCTAATGGTATGTTTAATGCCTTTAAAGATGGTATCCCTCAACAGATTAACTTGTCCATGTCATTCCAAGAAATTGGGTTGCCAACCAAGAACTCTGAATCATATAAATTTGAGGACTTATCTTGAGTTACTTTACCGATTTTCCAAAAATAACATATCTTTACAATATCTCTGGTAAAGATCAGTTGTTGGTTGTGCGTGACATAACCAAAAATGTTCGAGTTAAAAAGGCACTTCTATCAAATATAACCTATTACGAGGATTATGATATTATAGATGGAGATACTCCTGAGCGTATTGCTGAAAAATTTTATGGCGATCCTGAGTTAAACTGGGTCGTTATGCTTTCCAATAATAAATTTAGCTCAACCGATTTTCCTCTAAATTCAAATCAATTAGAAGAATATGTTATATCAAAATACGGTGAAAACAACCGAGATGCTCAACACATCATTTTTGGTAATCTACACTTTGAGCGTACTGATGGAACTATCGTTGAGGAATACACCGCATCAATAAGTGGAATTGGTAGTTTCACTCTTGAACTAACTCCTAATGTAACAGCTGTTACTAATTTTGAATATGAATTTAAATTGAACGAAGATAAGCGCCGTATCATTTTGGTTCACCCAAAAGTTATCCCTACGATACTTGCTAATCTACAAGATATAATTAACTCATCGGACTGGTAATGGTCAATAACATTAATGGTCAGCCAGGTGCGGTATTTTTCCATAAAGTACAGATTCTTAAACAGAGTAATAATACTGCTCTTGACATCATCTCACAAGTTGATACATGTATCATTTATGAGGACTTGTTTTCCCCTTATATAAGTGGTGAATTGAAAATTCGTGACACGTTAGATCTTCCAAATCAAATTGGCGCGTTTGGACCTGACCTGCTTAGACTAAAGATAAACAATCCTGGTGATACTATTGGTATCGATGGTTTGTTTTTTATCTATAAGCTAGCTGATCGGAAATTAGTTAAAGATCGCACGCAAACATATACTCTATACTTCACGGCTATTGAAGTGTTAGCTGACATAAATTCTCACATATCACGACGCTATAATGGTACATGTGCTTCAATCATTACTAAGATATTGAAGGAGCATTTAGATACACCCAAAACGTTTACTGTTGATGAAGAAGGCTCAAATCTATCTTATGTATCTAATTTCTGGACGCCAAGCCGCAATTTCAATTACATTACTGAAGTAGGATATACTCGAGATAATCAGGGAACTTTAATGTTCTATGAAAATCGTGATGGTTTTAACTTTTATGATATTCGGACATTACTTGGTGAAAAAAACAAAACTATACAGAATTTCGTTGGTTCTGATTACTCAGGAATAGTTGGCGAAACTGATACACTGAATCGTAGTAAAGTCACTAAAGATATGAAATTGGAATATGCAAATATCCTTGGGATTAGAGCTGACTTAACTTATGATATTATGAAGGATTATTTTGATGGTGCAATTACGACAAAATTGTATAGTAATGACCCAGTGACAAAACAAATCCGATGGGGTACATTTAATGCCACTGACATGGCTACAATATTAAATAAAAATAGAATGTATCCTGATGGGTTGAGTAAACTATTTAAGCCGATCATCTCCGATATGAATAGGGTGTATGGTTCATATGGTTTGAAAGAGGGAAGTAATTATTCTCGAGTTCAATACCGTACTGCTATCATGCGTACGTTACAATCATCTCAAGTACATATTGATGTACATGGTCGATTGGAATATACGGTTGGTCGTAAAGTCAACCTGAACTTAAATCAAATTAGAGATATAACAATGTCTGAGGATAACGCTGACATTGTAGATAAAATCTATAGTGCAAATTATCTAATCACAGCGGTAGTACATACTATTGCTCGAGATGGACATCGTACAACACTTGAACTTAGTAAAGAAAGCAGTTTGCAAAATGGATAAAATTTACTATGGTGTTGTTGAAGACCGAGTATCGGACCCATTAAAACTTGGACGATTAAAAGTTCGCATTGTCGGTGTTCACGCTGAAAACAAAATCGACTTACCGACTAAAGATTTACCTTATGCATTGGTCATGCAACCGACAACTTCTGCTGCGAACTCAGGAATCGGTCACAGCCCAACAGGTATCATTGAAGGCACCTGGGTCATGTTGGTATTCCGTGACCCTGACATGCAGCAACCAGTTGTCATCGGTACTCTTCCTGGAATTCCGACTACTGATTCGACAGCAATAAAGCAAACTGACACAGGTGGAATGGTTACTTCAACTGATGGGACAGTTTGGAAAGACTCGAGTGGAACACCTATCACAAGTGGAACCGCTGTTGAAGCTACCCCAACTCCTGTCGCCGAAGTCCGTAAACCATCAGCGATGACGATCTCAACACCAGGCCTGGAGTTCATCAAAGGTGTTGAAGGACTGTCTTCGATTGTCAAAGGCAAGAACAAAATTGGTAGTAATAGCATGCCTGACAGCACGATGATATATGCTTACAAAGACAGCGAAGGTATCTGGACAATTGGTTGGGGTTCTACGATCCTGTCAAATAAGACACGAGTGAATGCTGATACTGCAATCACAAAGGGTGAGTGTGGTGTGTTGTTCTTAGAGAGAATCAAGGCCGATTACGACATGTCGGCTCGCCGGTTGATCAAAGTGCCAGTCACTCAATCGATGTATGATGCATGTGTCAGTATGATCTACAACATGGGTGCAGCTGGTTTCTCAAAGACTAATGTGTACTCATCTTTGAACGCAGGTCGCTATGAAGAAGCCGCAGCGTTCATCCCAGGCGCACGAAATAACAGTGGAACACTTATTCCTCGTCGGAACAAAGAAAAGAACCTCTTCCTACAAGATGGGATCCCAAAAGACGATGGTACAACGACTCCAGCTCTACTTGAAAAGACTTCGACTGAGACTAAGGCTACGACCGATATAACCAAGAATCCTGCCGTCATTAAGTCTGAACAGTCAACTAAAACTACTACGAATGAGCCAGTACAACTTAATGAACCTGGGTTTAAAGATCCTAATAAGAAGTATCCACTCGTCTTCAATGAGCCTGACACGAATCGTCTGTCCCGTCATGAAAAGATCGATGGAACGATCGTCTCAAAGAAAGAAGCTGCCCGAGCAACCGGTGTCACAACAGCAACTGGTTCTACATGGGACCAGCCTAAGATCCCTTACAACGCGATCTACCCATTCAACACGGTCTACGCGAGCGAGTCAGGCCACATCCAAGAGTATGACGACACGCCGGGGTCCGAACGCACTCACAGCTACCACAAAGCTGGAACCTACTCGGAAGTCGACGTCAACGGGACCCGAGTGAACAGAATCGTCGGAGATAGCTTCACGATACTCGAGAGAAACGGCAACGTGATCATCCGCGGGGTCTGCAACATCACGATCGTCGGTGATGCTAACCTTCGTGTCGAGAACAACGCGACGATCGAAGCGCTAGGCAACTGTGACCTGAAAGTCGGTGGCAACATCGGAATCGGAGCAGGCGGTGACATCCGGATGGCTGCGGGCGGCGCGATCTCTCTAGATGCCGCGACAATCGACTTCAACTCTGGTCTTGGCGGCGGTGTTAAGAAAGCAGCTGGTGGTGCTTCAGGCGTCAGCTCACTTACTCCGTTGCAGGTGCCTAACCGGAACGATGTCGCCGACACGATGTACGAGACACCTGAAGATGGCGATCCAAGCCAGTTCAGGCAAGCTCAGATCGAAGCGGGCAACGTAGATCCTGATGAACCCGCCGTCGTAGCAGAGCCGATCGCGACAGCTCCGCCCGAACCTAAGAAGGATGTTAAGATCGACCCTGCATCATGCGACCTGATCTTCAAAGAGACTGTGTTCACATCGTCTTACAAGCTTACGGATAACTTCACATTGGGTCAGATCGTCACTGGTACTCAAGCCACATACGGAATGCCTTCAGGAACGAACTATGGGTTATCAGCGCAAGCTATTGTCTGTAATCTGAAGCAGCTTGTCGTGAACATCATCGATCCTGTCAAACGGAAATATCCGAATACGACTTGGAGTAACACTTGGCGGTCAGAAGCATTTAATAAAACTTTGAAGGGGGCGTCTTCTACATCAGATCACTTAAGTGGATGTGCAGTTGACTTGATTCTGACTGGTTTTACACGTAAGCAACACTATGAAGCTGCAATTGAACTTCAGAAGAGCTTACCTGCTTACAATCAGATCATTCTTGAGTACAAAGGGAAGACTGCTGTGTGGATTCACATCTCATACAAAACTAACGGCAACAAATCCGACGCGTTCACAATGAACAATGGTAGTACAGTTCCACAGAGGGGCGCAAAAGGATTCACGCTTCTCGCATAATAAATAGAACCATGGCAAGAACAACACGAAAATTTACTGACATTGATGCTGCATTTTTGCCGCATCCAGTCACGGGCGATCTTTTCATTAAAGTTGATGACCGAGCGATAAAATTTGCAGTAAAGTCTCTAGTGTTAACGTCAAATTATGAACGGCTGTTTCACTCAGAGATAGGAACACCAGTTAAGCGACTTCTATTCGATAACATGGATGATATGTTCATTATAAGTATGACTGAGTCAATCACTCAGGTTATTACCAATTATGAACCTAGAGTTGATGTTCTAGCAGTTGATGTTGAGCCACGTCCGGATAATAATTCGGTGTATATCAGCATCACGTTCCGAATAAAAAATACTGAAACACCGTTAAACGTTGGTGTTACTCTTGAGAGAACTCGATAAACACGACACATGTTTATTAAATAGAAAAGAATTTACATGAACCAAATAAAAACCGACGGCCTATCATTTGATGAAATTAAGGCAAATCTGAAAACATTTCTGCGAGCTCAATCAGAGTTTGACAGTTATGATTTTGAGGGTTCTGCCATGTCAGTTATTTTGGATGTTCTAGCATATAACACCCATTACAATCTGCTGTATACCAATCTTGCTATCAATGAAAGCTTTCTAGACTCTGCGTCAAAAAAATCATCGGTGATCAGTCTAGCAAAATCATTAGGTTATACTGCGACATCAGCTACTAGTGCTAAAGCGTATTTGACGGTGACCGTGACTCCTCCTATTGATGACACTACACAAATTTCTGTTCTAGCCAAGGGTACGTTGTTTCATACGATCATTGACTCTGTCACGTATACATTTATCTGTACTACTGATAACACTGCTATCAAAAATGGCGATGGCATCTTTATTCATCGTAATGTTGAAGTTTCAGAAGGTGCAATCAATACTGCTACATTCACTGTCACTGACACTAGTCAATATGTCATACCTAACCCAAATGTTGATTCTAAATCATTTGAAGTGGTAGTATATGATTCAGGATCTACAAC